GTCTAGAACTTGTTCGCTATATGCCATATTCTTATTCTCTTTAACATTTTAAGTCGACGATTTTACCTTGTTCAATTCGTTCTAACCGTCGTCTTCCTGTAGCTTCATAAGATGCAACTCTTGCATCCTGTAAACTAGCTGCCAGTCTATCCGCCTTAGCACTATATAGTTCTTTAATTACTTTGATCTGTGAAACTTCTTGGTTTCGCTTTATTCTATCTAAGACCTGTGAAGATTCTTTTACTACTGGCGGCTTAGTATTATTAGTAGGTAATTGAGGTCTATTCAATTGCTGAGCTTGTATATTCATGTTAGTGCCTCACTTACGCGTTTATTTGGTGCAGGATGAAGGAGTCGAACCTACTATGCTTTCGCGACGGATTTACAGTCCGTTGTCCCACCGTGGAACCTACCCTGCAGGTTATCCTGAAAACACTATAGCAGAGACGCTGTACAATGCTTCAGGATAATGGAGTTTTACAGACTCCTACTGTTGACAGTTTTTCTATAGGCCGATGGTTATTGAGTGCCTATAGATGGTCTGCCCTCCGACAGCTGTCTGACCTGTAGCTATTAACTTAATACCTTCATTAGGTATAATTTTAACTTTAACTTCATTTTATTCCATTGTGATCTTTTTGTAGTCGAACTTAGATCAATCATGTGAACTTCAGTTTTGGTTTGAAATTCGGGTTTAAATTTGCCTATCATAATCCATGCTCATATACTGTACGACCATCGCGTTTTAGCGCTCGAAGTACTTGGTTACGGTTTGATTCTTCATCCTTAAAACTGCAATGGATCCAACCAGAATTAGGATCTGATTCGTCATAAAACTCAAGGATCAACTGATCGAAATCTAGGTTGTCGATAATCCATTCAACAACTTCTTTGTTATCTGTGCCATCACATTCAAAGTCACATGCTTGACCTTTACTATGCTGTGATGTTGCGCTTCCGCCAATAGCTTCATTCAATGCTTGACTGCGATATCCTGAAGTAATTCGTGTGGGACCGAACTCATCCCTAACGGGCTGAATAACGTTTTCAAATAAATTGATAGCGTTCTCTAAATGAGAATCACTCGGTTCATTATCAAGATCTAGTCGGTTTGCTGTATCGGATCTGCTATATTCTCCAATACTAAAGTTTTCGCTTAATTGCATTATGCATCCTCCATAGGATAGTTGTGTTCATCACACATGATGAATTCTGAACCCTCCGGAATAGATCTAACAAACACTATTAAATCATGGACGGCTTCTTTATTAAACCATTTAGTCATTTGATGACGGGCATCTTTAATAACGTGTACTATAATCATAATAATGTCCTCATGTCCGTTTAACCGATAAGTAATACAAATTTCTAACGGCAGGTATATTTGTATTTATCTAAGTGATGGCGGAAAAGAGCCAACTCCTAAATTTTATTTAACCGAAGCTTCGAAATATTGGTACAGTTCATTAAATTTATGGTCGTATAATTCGGCCATTCCCTTAAGAGCTTCTGGTGTTAGGGATCCATTACTTAACATATCTCCAAACACTTTAATATCTTCTGTCACTTGCCATGTTGACATCAATTGGTTTTCAAACTTAACTTGATCGCGATACATATCATTCATAATTTTTACCTAAATATAGTTGACATTTAACTGCTCTGAATTACTCCACTCTGCAAATAAACCGAGATCTTGCAGAACTTTTATGATCTCGTTATGAACACCAAAGGTATAATTCTTATTAGCATGAGGTCCAAAAAGATAATAGTCTGCCCAAATCTCATCGCTAAGTGATGTATCGCCATTGATATGAAACTTATTTAAATCTATATTAGATGAACGATACACTGGAACACCCATTGAAAATAATTTACTATAAGCCGAATTCATTGTTGCATCCATAATTTACATCCTTTATTTCTTAACTCACCATAGATAAGCGAGGCTCATCATCTTGATCCATTGTTGAAACACCATTCTGTACAGTACCAAAGCGCTGATCAATCCAATCAGCTGTAACATCGACGCTGTCTATAACACGCTTCTGAATAATACCTTGAATTTCGCCACCTTGATTAACATATACAACCTCACCAATGATGTAATCAGTATCTCGATGAGCAAAGTCTTTAGCTTTAATAATCATACCAACCTTCATTTCAGCATTTGCATAATTCATAATATATTCTCTAACGTTGTTTGATTCAATATAAGTATTATATCACGTATTCATACTGTTGTACACACTTTTTTTATATCATTTTGTTATATGATTATTCTTCATAGTCTTCACTTGACCACATTAAACATTTGCTCCTATGTATTTGTATTAGTTATTATATCACAGATTAAGGCGTTTGTACACCTCTATTTATAACGCAATAACGAAAAAAGGACCCGAAGGTCCTTTAGTTAAAGATTAAATATACTTACGATTATCTAATTGCTGATCTTTAGAACGTATCTCAGGAATTATAGGTAGTTCCTCTTTAGAACGTAATAACTTATACGCTATAAAGTGAGGTGATGTTCCTGATGGCCATTCTGCCGTCATCATATCTGCTACTCTAAGAAATTTCTGGTACTCCATCTCGCGAGCGTTCCTTGCTTGAGTTTCGCGAAGTCTATTCTTTATTGCTATCTTAATTTTTCTTATTAAATCCTGCATGGTCAAACTGTCCTCCGTTAATTGTTACTTTACGGGGACGCAATTCCTCGGGTATTACATACTCTAAATTAATTACAAGTATGCCATCCTGAAGTTCTGCTCCAGTGACCTCAACGTGTTCCGATAGACGGAAAGTTCGTGAGAATCTTTTAGAGCTAATACCTTTATGAATGTAGTCTACTACACCTTCTTCAGGTTCTACCGAATCCCCACTAATATTTAAGAATCCGTCTTTTACTTCAATATCAAGCTGAGATTCTTTAAAGCCAGCAACCGCAACTTGAATTTTAAATTCGGTTTCTGATTCTTTAATAACGTTGTGAGGTGGATAACCTGTATTGGCTTTAGAATGAACTCGTTCTAATTCATTGAATAGATGATCGAATCCGATAAAGCCGGCGCGTGGGTACTGTAATCTTGACGTATTAGTCATATTGTTGCCTCCAATTAAGCAAGGTAAATTATGTGGCCAGAGTGTTCTGCACCACGGAATCTATTTATATGACTTATGTATCGGACTTAGACTTAATTTCGGATTTAATCCAATTAATTGCGGTTTTGTTTTCAGGCTTTGCTTTTGAAAATTTAGCCATCTCTCTATATGCTCGAGTAGTCTCTTTTGCATAATCCTTACCTTCAGAATTATCCACGACTATGAACCTCTTCTTTCCAAACAGGGTCTGGAAAGCACCAATATTCTTTTGAACCGTAGTCCAATATTGTTCTACCTCTGCAGGCGGTAATGTACGTGCCCGCTTCATATTACGATCTTGTGCAGTCTCAAGGTCAGTATTGACAAAGATCATGGCAACATCATATCCAAGCTTTTTCAATGATTTAGCTTGAAGTTTAAGTTTACCTACATCCTTGCCAGTACCATCAATAACAAGACCAAGCCGTCCTTGAATATATCGCTGCTGCTTTGTACCTGTAAGAGCTTTAGCTTTATTACGGATCTCTTGGCCTTGCACTGAGAAGATATTATCTGGAGTTGTTTCCATTCCAGCCTTTGTCATAGCAGCTTCAAATGCATCATCGGAATTCACTATCTTAAACCCAAGGGCAGTTAATCCGGTTTTGCCTACAATAAAAGATTTACCAGAGCCAGGACCGCCAGCCAAAAACACTGCTTTAAAAATAGCAGGATCATTTACACCTTCGGTAATATCTAAGTAATCTTTAAATGTATTCATTTTAATTGGAGCCTATATTATACTTTGGACAAAGTTCCCATTCAGATTTCTCTTTATATGAGATAATTTTAATTTGCTTTAACGGCGCAGTACTTAGTGTTTGACTAGTATCAACAATATCTAGTAAACCCCAATCAGCTAATAGAGTAGTAATAGTATTACGTCTTTCTAAATCGTTGCTATTTAAGTTTGATCCCTTACCATCCAATAAAAACAATTCCTTGAAATGCACTATAAAGTACCTTCCTTGTTTATGTAATATATGACATGACTGGAATAATTTCTTATCCATGGAAGATGCTACACCTATCCGTGTCAATGTCTCTTTTACCTTTAAAAAATCGTCTGGTTCATTAAGCGTTATCTCCAACATGTGTGCCGGAGTCCATTCTATATGTTCAACATTATTATTGTTTTCCACCTTGATTCATCCTATCTTTCAATATACTCAATTGATCTTTGTTTAATATATTTAAAGCTTCTTCCGCTCGAGCATTGTTATAGCCATAGGCATTTTTTAATAAGTCTATGTCTTTGCTAGAAGAAGCTTTGTGCCATTTAGAAAAACGTTTCCGCTTTCTAATCATATTTATACAAAAATCAAACTGAAGCCGGTGGTCGATATTATGATGGACATTCATCTCATTGGCAATAAGAACGGTATCATTGAAGTAAGACAAGGACCGATTAACCATAAACGGTACATAATCTTTCTCTGCAAGGTCATCTACCATTATATCTGCTTTGGTATAGTTCACTGCATTTACATAATCAAAAGGATTCATATTCTACTCGTTAAGCAATTGTGCTGAACGGCCTTGAGCCAGGGACCAATCTTCAGCAATGTTTTCGACTTGGCTGACACTCATGTCCGGATGAACCACACGCTTAAGAATACGATGGCTTGAATCACGATAATCGATGTAATAATTACCACCAGACTGTACCTTAACTTGTGCAACTTGACCGAATAAACCAAAATATTCTGATATTATTGTGCCTGTTTGCTCTATGCCGTTATTGTCCTGCATACAATACTCCTATGAAATTGCTTGAATTAATACTTGAAGCCTTAAAATATCTAATGCGATATCATAACGCGGGTCATGTAACACTACGTCTTTATACTCAACAGGCTCAGGCATAAAACTATTAGACATTTTACTGCCATATGATAGTCCGTCAATCATTGAACGAGTATCTCTGATTGACCACCATGGATAAGGTGAAGGTTTACCCATGGCTTTACACATTGTTTCAGTAATAATAGGATCAAAAGTATTGCCACGAGTATAAACACTAGCACCTTCAGTATATATGCTTTCTAAAACATCAGGCATTTCACTTATAGAAACATCAGTCTTATAAGCTTTTAATTGAGACCTTTGTGCCTCTTTAGATTGTAGTATCCACCAATCAATGGTAGAAGATTCAATCACACGCTTAAATACTTTGACCTGCTCGTTGACGTCAAACTTAACGTATGTGGATCCGTCCACAATCTCACTTAGGGTATATGGCTTACTAATAAAACGATTAGTATCAAAAGCGAATGCAGCCATCGATAATACCGGACAATTAATTACGTCTTGTCCAAGAGTCTCATAGTCATAAATCAATGAATTATTCATTTCCATTCACTATTGGCCATAATCTCTGTGAGACATGCCGCAGTATTAAGTTCATGATCAGCAACAAAAGCATTTTTATACTGATAGTCTGCAAGGATTAGAATGATTTGTGGAACACTATTAGCAGTAAGTTTACTGGTCATAGTATCATATATCTTACGGAATAGAACATGTGGTTCAGTGTCAGAGTTCTCGCCAACCCACTTACGCATCTTATTAAAGTCTTTATCTTTTAGATGCTTAACTAGATCTGAGAATGAATCATCTGACATGTTACTTAGGATACCAGCATCAATTGCACCAGAGGTACTATAACGTTGACATTCATTAATAACACGACGCCAATCAGGCGCATGAGTCATAATAAGATTAGCGATAACTTTTTTATCGTATATAACACTTTCTTCGACTAGGATGAGTTGAAGACGTTTCATGAAGGATGCAGATAGGTATGCAAGTGCCTTCTTTGAAGTGTTGAATTCATATATAGAACATCGAGAATGAAGTGGTGCAATAATACGGTTTTTAAAGTTACATGTTAGAATGAACCGGCAATTATTAGAGAATTCTTCCATGAATCCACGAAGTGCTGGTTGAGTACTTTGAGCATTTAAGTAGTCTGCTTCATCAAGTATGACAACCTTTAGTCCACCATGAAGTGATACAGTACTTGCAAATTGTTTAATAGTCGTTCGAAGTGTATCAATGTTTCCTGATTCAGAAGCGTTGATAATGATATAGTCTAGATCTAGACTGTGGCATATGGCACGAGCAATAGTAGTCTTACCTACACCTGCAGTACCTGAAAGAAGCATGTTTGGAACATTGCCACTCTCTACGATTTCAGAGAAGGTCTGAGATAGATCTTCACTTAGAACACATTCATTAATAGTTTGAGGGCGGTATTTCTCTACCCATAACATATCGCTTTTATTCATTCACTACTCCATAATATATTGATGTACCTATTATAACATAGATACACCAGTTTGTACACAACTATTTTATGCCTCTGCGGAGAATAAAGCTTCGTATAATGTTTCAACTTCTTCTGCTGCTTCGGTAGTCTCAGCAATATTTTGCTTATGATATGCAGATGCAACCTTCTTAAGATACTTTTTAGGTAGGTCAAACTTTTCGGATAAGTCATCAATTGTTTCTTTGATATAATCACGTTCGCCTTCGGTACGTACCATTGAGTTAGAAATTTCTTTCATAGCTGAACGGATTGCTTGACGGTCTGCAGGTGCTGATGGGATAATTAAGTTGTTCATAATATAGTTCTCTTAAACGTTAAATTTAGATGATTTTTCAAGTGCTACCCAATATGTTAATTGGTCAGCGGTATTTTCAAACTTAGAAATTAGTTTGGACGATATGGATACCTTATAGTCTCCTTGTACGAATTTAAAGTTATTAATATTAAATACTAACTCAAAGTCATTGTCATACTCAAGGTCTGAATCAATGTCTAGTTTATACGAGTTAGCGGTTTTGTTGGCAATATCAGTAGATAATAATGTCAACGATGAGCTTCCAGATGTACCTTTAACTACAATATCGGTAGTGCCAAGAACAGCGGAAGATTTACGTAATGAATTTAAGTCTTCATTACTTAGTACAAACTCAACATCAGTCGAAGGCATTTTAATGTCTTTGGACGGAGAAGTAAGTATGGATGTATCAGAGAAGAAGTACTTAATGGACTGTCGTCCTTGATTAATAGTGACATACTTCATATCTGCGTTAAAGATAAACTCGGGATCTTCAAACATACCGATAACATTTAAGAACTCATTCAGATCATAGATACCGAATCCGTTTTCAAAGGTCTCGCTTATATCTGCAGAGCTAAGAATGTTCTTAGCATTTGACATGGTTTTAACCGTGCTGCCTTCGCTGAATACTATGTTTGAATTAATCGAACTAAAGTTTTTTAGAATCGATACAGTCTTACTAGATAATTTCATTGGTACTTCCTTTATAATGTAACTTGATTATGGTACTATTATATCACGATATTAGTGAAGTGTACACTCTTTTTTTATTTAATTTTACTAAAGTTGCGATCTTTTATGAATTCGATCTTACTGCGGAACTTACTTTCTAATATCTCACCCTTATGTGAGATGACGAACACATTGGTACCTTCATCTAACGTATTAAGGATTTTCATTAGATTTTCTACACCATCATGATCCATGGATGAATCAAAAGTCTCATCGAGTATCAATAAGTTTGTGTTAGTAGAATTCTTCATACGTGCAATTTGACGCCATGTGAACATTAGTGCCAAATCGATACGTGTCTTTTCGCCTTCAGAGAATGATTCATATGAGAAGTTATCCCTATGGCGTGAACGTATACTTTCATCAAAGTTCTCATCTAGATTAAATGACACAAAAAAGTCAAGAATCTGTAGGTAACTATTGATTAACTTATTCATTACAGGCAAGTATTCTTTAATTACCTTAGTCTTAATGCCTGTGTCCTTTAGCATTTCTGCGATGACGATAGCATATGAAATCTCTTCGTTGATCTGATACTTACGATCTGAAAGTTGTAACTTAGTCTCTTGCAATTCATTTAGTTCAAGCTTAGCCTTTTCAATGTCGCTATTACTTGCAGTACTATTAAGGATTTCTGATTCAAGCGTTGCAATATTAGCATCGACATTGGCGATATTAGCTTCGGTAAGTTTGAGTGTCATCTTTATGTCACGCTTCTTTTTTAGCTTATCGCCAATAGTTTCAATGGTATTCAATACCTCACTGAATTCAGTCTCAAGTGTATTCTTAGTGGTTATCCTTGATTTAGCGTTGTTACTAATATCAGATATTTTAGACTTACGCAATGATTCATCTATTATCTGTGTACAAGAAGGGCACTCATCGTTCGATGAATAGAACTTAGATTCAGTCATTAGAACCTTTAATTCGTTATTTAAGGTGTGCAGATCCATAGTTAGAGCAGTCTTTCTATCAGAAATAGAGCTTAAGCTTGACTCTGTGATAGTATCAAATTCATCCAACCATTCATTAAGGTTATCCTTTTCAGACGTATATCCTGCCTTGTCGCCTTTAAACTTCGTGATAGATTCACGTTTAGTTTCTGCAATACTCTCAGAAGCCTTTGCCATATCCTTAATATACTTTGACTGCATATCAATCTTTGAGGACTGAAGAGTAATCTCTTGAGTGATAGACTTATAGTCTTCCTTAATACGTGCTGAGTTCTCTTTAAGTAATCCATTCATTTTAGAGAATATATTGATGTCTAACAAGTCTTCAATTACTTCACGCCGATACGAAGATTTAAGCTGCATAAACGGTACAAAGGAAGATGATCCTAATACTACAATCTGATGGAAAGACTTATGGTTAAGCTTTAGAATATTCTGTTCTAAATACTTCTGATAGTCACGAGTGGTTGAGCTCTGATTAATCATATGGCCATTCTGCCATATCTCAAAGATACCTGGCTTAATACCACGTTTAATCTCAAACTTATGATTACCGATATCGAACTTAACCGTAACCTCACAGTTCTTCATATTAATAGAGTTAAGCAATGCTGGCTTATTAATATCACGATGTGGTTTACCAAACAATGCAAAAGAAATTGCATCTAAGATAGTAGACTTACCTGCACCATTTGCACCGACAATAAGAGTCGTAGGACTACGGTCCAATTGAATTAGTGTAGGTGTATCACCAGTTGATAGAAAATTGCGGTATTCTATAGACTTAAACGTTATCATGTAATTTCCATATTTGAAGCTTCGGTATATAAAGTTTTTATAATACCTTTAATACGATCTTTATTCAATTCAGTATCAACCGCATCAACATAATCATTGAGTAGGGTAGAAGTATCTTCAACAGATACACTTTCATCATCGACATTTTCACCCATGAATTCATCGAATGTTTCTGCAATCTTTAACTCATGTGGATTATATGAATTAACTTCATCTACAAACTTATCGAATAGGTATGCATCACTCTTCTCAGAGACGATGATTTTAACGAATTTATCAGTGATAACACTAAGGTCTGCATCACATCCGTTATTCCACTCTAGCTTATGGAACATTCTATGTGGATTCAATACAGGAGTAAGTTCAAGAGTTTCGGTGTCTAATATGTGGAAGTACTTAGGATCATCTGCGTCATTCCAATAGAATTCCATCTGAGAACCTAGGTAATGAATATTATCCGTAGATGATTTAGTATGATAATGGCCAGATAACACGGTATCGAAATGGCTGAATAGATTAGCATTCATACCAGTGTGACTCTTTACACCTCTCATCATCTCAAAGTTATTCAATTCTAGATGAGCACCAATGACTTTAGCCTTACATGACTTAATCCATTTAGTATATTCAACATAGTTTTGACTGTTAATCCATGGAACAAGTGCCATACGCAAAGAACCATATTTCATCACAGTCGGTTTCATAACGATATTAACATTATTAATGTAATACCCTAAGAGTTCCTTCAATGAATTTAGTTCGTTTGTGTTCTTATAATAGACGTCATGGTTGCCAGGAATAATATCCATCATCATGCCATTCTTCTTTAATGGATCAAGGAAGATTTCTCTATTATGGTTTAACGCTTTGAAATTAACAAACTTGCGATGATCGTAATAATCACCAAGGTGTAATACCTGTTTGATATTGTGTTTGATACAGTAAGGGAAGAAAACGTCCGAATAGAACGTTTCTTGGTATTTAAGAAACACATCTGAGGAGTTGCGAATTCCACAGTGTGTATCATTAAGGATTGCTATCTTCAACTTATAACCTCATCAATATAGTATGTACCATTATAACATAGTACAGTCAATTTGTACACAACTATTTACGCATAAACGGCTTCTTTTTTCAAAGGATTAGCTGGATCTACGTTTAAGTACTTTCCCCATTCTGCATAGAAGTGACGCATACCAACTTCGTCGTGAATAGTATTATTTTCATGTCTGCCGTGCAGTA